CTGAACACTGGGGACACCACCGCGCATGAAGTCCTCCTCAATGAGGATCCTGGAGGTGTCAACAAGGCCATAAGTCCAAAGCTGTTCGCAAGAGACCCAGTCAATGAGAATCTCGTTGCTATCGAGTGAACGAAGTAGCCCAGTCAAGTAGTCACGGTTCGCCGTGAAATTCTCTCGGCCAAACCCGAAAGATCTTCTGAGAACATCGTCCATGTTAGAGACCAAAGCTTCCATGGCGGGTATAGCGTTCGTGATCCATATGAGACACTTTTCCAAGCTCTTCTTTTCAGGGATCGCATAAACAGAGACCCCGGGTATAAGCTGGTCCAAACGTGAGGAACACTTAAGGAAGGAAAGATCGTAAACGGACTTGAAAGGGGGGGCTTCTTTGCTCTTGTCAGCAGCCGTGTAGCCCACTCCAAACCGCAGGTAGGTGTCCCTAGCATTCACAAAGTTGAAAAACTCTGCTTTGGGTGAAACAGCCGCAAAGTGATCGTCGCCATAACACTTGGCGTACACATTATGCTTGAAGGCACTGGGACTAGCCATCTTGGGTTCAAACTTGCGAGCTGTGTTCACGTAGTTCGCATACGTCAGAGCAAAACAAAAGGGCGTGTTCAGCAACTCCGTGGTGCCAGACACACCAGAAGGGGTCATCACCATTTGGCGAACAACTTTCTCTCCGAGCAGCAACAAAACATTCGTCATATCATCCAACAGAACAGAGCGTTTCTCATTGTCAGGGTCGTCTCGACCATAGAATGGGTAGACCAGCTCTTCCTTGAGGGCCTCGAGGGCGACCTCGTCAAAGATAGACTCAAATTTCGTGAAGTCTCCGTCGAAACCCTTATTGCCCATCACCAAGGCCTGGGTAATCATTTCCTCCCAGTCGGTCGAAAAGGGGTTCATGCCCACTGCGCTATAACCCCAAGTGTGAGATTGTCGGATCTTGCAAATCAAAGCTCCAAAGTACTGGCGGACCAACAGCAAGGATGCCAAAGGTGAAGCCTGCATCGTGCGAGTCTGCATGGCGCTTATTTTCTTCGCGCTCCTCACTTCGTCCTCGAGTTGCGTGATGTAGACAGAGTCCAGCTTTTGTGCTCCAGCCTCGAGCCTGCTC